TCCCGCTAGGGCTGTTTTAATTGCACTGTCTAATCCCGTGCTAGACGCTAAACTGAGAGCCGCGCCCCCTTCTATTGCCGAGATTGTAAAAACTTTCTTTCGAGTTGAGTTACGTTTCTTTCGCCTGTAGACCATAACTCATTATTGAGTAGGTCTACTTATAATTGAGTAAGCACCACATTCCGTAAACAGATCGCACAGTGATAATAGTTATCAGTCTTAGCTCTATGGAATGTCATAATGCCATCACAAACTTTACACTTTACTATAACGGCTTTCCTTATGCGATCCTCTGCTTTCCTTCTATTGGCCTTAGTCAATTCACTTTGAAACTCTTTCATTTTTGTTTAGCTAATTGGTGAATCACTTTCATGTTATCTGTCCAGCACTCTTTACAAACATGTTTAATCCTCCACCCCCAAGTACCACAACGCCAACACCTGAACATCATTTTTGTTGTCTCCTATTATATTTATTATGTTTAACATCATAGTGAATCTGTTTAACACTACTTTCACTAGGAAACCACGTATGCTCTGTAATATGTTGTTGGCCTTGGTTTCTTTTTACCATAATTCCGATATTTTTATTATGAAGGAAACCATAAGCTAAGGGTTCGCATTCTTCACATACCGGTTCTTCTATTGTAACAGCCCATTTCCTATATTCTAAACCACATACAGGACAATATCTATGCTCGTTGTCACTCACTCTTTAACTCCCATACATTTTAAACAACCCGAATTCAAATCGTTATCATTTGCAAAAGGATTATACTCTTTATTCAGTGACATTCCTTTATACTTTCGGGGATCGTAACTAACACCGCAGTTTGGACAGTCATTCAGAGTAAGCCATACCTCACAGTCTGTACACTGGGACCCGACTGGAGTCTTAATCAGATAGTTATCTGAATAACACTTAGGACAGATCGCACCTATGTATAATGAAGTCACAACTTTTGTAAAAAACTCTGACCGGTTCGGTACATGCTTATCCAGAAAGTCCTTCAGCTTGACGGGGATCGTCAAGTTAACTAAAGTTTTACTGATTGGGTTGCCGTCACTGTCTGTTTGGAGTGGACGGCCTACACTCTTTTTCTCACTTGTCATAGAGTCCCAACGCCTACAGTATATATAATTATATGTATGTAAAACTATTCTACAAATGAAGGTCCGATCCCCAAACCTGTTTTTACTTTGTATAATAACTGTTATAATCAGCTTTATTTAAACCACACGGTTTTTCAATGAAAAGAATAAGCCGCCATACTAATAATATATAATATTACATACATATAATATATATATTACTTAAATTTACCATATTCCTGACTTGTTTTTACTTCTTTTGGACTTGTTTGGGACATATTTGGAGGTAAAACGTCACTTAAACCACTCTTATTGGTCACATATTCTAAAAGCATACTAGTCCAATCTCCTTGTTTAGCTGCTTTCCTTAAATTGTTCATAGGGTCTAGCTTCTTGGCTTCTCTTGTCATAGTTCCCAGAGTACCGATAAAGGATCGCTGGAAAGTTTCTAAACTTTCGACGGTGCTGTTTTCTATCTCAGTTATGACAGGATCTAATATTTCTATTAGATATCCTTCTTGTTTTAGTTTTTTTTCCCAAGTGTCCACAATCCATTCACGAAGTACGAACCTATACAGAATTAGGATTATTGCGATCTCACCAATAAACAAAAGGGGTATTATTGCGGTTAGTTCCATGACTATCTAGTTATTGCCCCTATAAAACGACAGTATGACAAGTAGTAGGCGGGGCGTTAATTCTTAATATCGAAACCAAGATATTTTTTAGCGGCGGCCTCCCAGAGTTGATTATATGTTATTCCCACGGGGGCCGTTACGCCCGCCGGTAGTGGTATTTGTTCGTCGCCGCGACCGGTCAATGGTGCCGATACTACGTTAACCGCAAGTGTACCGCCATAAGCAGCCCCTGACCACGCATCCTTAACCTCTTGTGTCAATGAGATACCCTCTTCTTCAAAATAGCCAAATAACGCGTTTAAGACCCACCCAGCAAACGCCGTCCCCGCGATCGCGGTCACTGCGGCGATAATTGTCGGCAGTGTGGTTTCATTATCGAGTAATTTAGTCCACCGTTCTTCTCTAAAGTGTTCGTCATAGGCTTTCTTTTGAGCCGTTGAGACTTTCTTGATGTCTCCCGTGATTGGATTATAATAAAAGGTCATTAACCACGTAACGCCTTTAGTTGGGCTTCACGTTGCCGGTACGCTTCAAGTGAATCAGGGTCGATATCAATACCATAATTAACATCACGGACACCCTCCATGGTCAAAATCTCCCAACCTGTACCGATAGCCCCAGAAACAGGAGTTACCCCCCCATTTACGACCCCAGAATCTAATAAGATACGTCCCAGAGCTAGCAAACCAGTGATATTGGTCACTTTTTCCTCTTTCTCCCTGCTGGGGTTTTCCTGAATGCGATCGCCATCTTCTTTAGATTCAACTTACCGTTACGATATCGAAAACGTGGCTTCTTGCTGTTAGCCTTTACAAACTTGTTCCATGCGGACAGTTTACGCTTACGCTTTGGTTCTTTGAATACATCCCCAATCCGTGTACCTTCAATATATCGTGGTTCTCCTAGTTGGTAAGGTGACGCTTCTTCAACATATCGTTGACCATCCCTAAAGCCCATTCGGTAATACTCACGTTCTCTTTTTGTGGGCATTATACCAATCTCATAAATGATGCTTCAATAGTGGATATGTCACCACTGTTGTTAGTGATCTTAAACTGTAGTAACTTTTGGTCCTGTAGGACTTTTTGAATATTATATATGTTCCACACATCGGCTATTAAAGCTTCAGCAGCTACTAAAAATTGGTCTTTTAATGTACTTGGGTTTGTAACTGTCGTGCCACGCAGATCAGCAGCAGCATTAACAGGGCTTAGATTAGCAAAAGAATTGGTAGAAGGCCCCATTACTGCCTGAATTCTATAATTCCCCGCATTCGTAGGTTTAATAGCTACGAATATACTAGCATAACCAGTCATATCTAAAGGCCATGTTCCATCGGGATTAACACTTGGCGTTATGATTGCTGCTCCATTGGCTACTTCTTCGTCCTTTTGATAACTTATAAACGCAGTATCACTAGTTGTATGTCCTTGCCATATTCCTTTCTTGTCTACAAAACCAGTATCTATAGTTGGTCTTACTTCTTGATCTACTTGGATAAACCCTTCAACGGGGGCCGCACTTACGCCGGCTTCTGCGCTTAAACTAAATGGTGTGTACGCTTTCCTTTTGCCCATTCATACTAGGCAAAAACAAGGGTCACGGCCATTGTAGGCGATCCGGTATCTGCGTTGCAAACTCCCTCGACCGAAACTTGGTTACTTGCGATTACTGGAATATCTAATGGTATCTGGGTTGTGGCAACGGTCTGACCGTTACTTGCAGGAGTACCATCTACTCCGGCACTTGCGACTGTGAATGTCTCCGATCCCTGACTTAATCCGTCCCCAGACAAAGAAACCGCGAACGTCGCGGCCGCGTTACTTGCGCTATCTGTAGCGGTACTGACCATTGCTCCGACAATCCGGCTGACATTTGCCATTACTTGGATCGATGCCGTAGTAGATTTTCCGTACAAACCCGAAAGGGTGGTGTAGGTATCTGCGGCGGTTATTTCTCCTTCTCTTGTTCTGTAATACATGTTTATTTCCTCACGGTACTACGCGGATCGGTCCTAATTTCGCCAATTGAGAACGACCGAACCCTCTAGCAATCATCTTACCGACGAATGCAGCGCCCAAAGTACCTATGATCTTAGTTTTGTTAGCCATTGTTTGTGTTTGAATGGTTGATAATGCCCCTGCTAAGTTTCCCGCTAGGGCTGTTTTAATTGCACTGTCTAATCCCGTGCTAGACGCTAAACTGAGAGCCGCGCCCCCTTCTATTGCCGAGATTGTAAAAACTTTCTTTCGAGTTGAGTTACGTTTCTTTCGCCTGTAGACCATAACTCATTA